TAACGATAGATGGCCGTGTCGCTCCACAGGTACGGAAGCTCCTGGTCCATCATCTCGTCGCGGAACACCGCGAGCATGTCGGATGAGTTCATTTACTCTTCTTTCGTCTTGAACTTCTGGTAGGCCAGAGCGATTTCCTTGGCCGACACAGTCCAGCCAAGCTCGCGTGCCATGGCATCAGGGCGGGGGTTACCACCGGCTGTGAAGTCATCACGTTTGTTTTGAGTGGCGATGGTCTCGAAGGCGATGAACATCTCCATCTCGCGCTCGTCGGCGGCCTGGGGTTCGTTGCTCTTCGGAGGCATCTGGTCCTCGGGAATTTCTTCTTCCGGGGCACCGCCTGCAGCGATGACCTCGGTGTACATTTCGGGCGGCACGAGGGTAGGTACGCCCTTGGCAAATCTGATCGAGTGCCCAAGCGTCGAGCAGACAACGCGGTCGCGAAGCATGATGAATTTCATTATTTATTTCTCCTATGTGGTTGGTAAAACGGGGCGCGATGGCCCCGTTTTCTGGTTCACCTGGATTAGGTGATTTGGTTCTCGTTGGAACGTCCAGCGATCACATACTGCACACGTAGTGTGATCTGGCCAGTCAGTGCGGTGGCCACAGTAGGTGTCACGGTGAGCCGGATGTTTTCACCTGCACCGACGAAACCGGTAGGCACCAGCGCTGTGGTAGCAGCAGTGGTCTTGTCGGTCGTACCGAGGTAGCGGTTGTCAGTCACCGAGTCACCGACCTTGACGTTGTAGGCCGTAGAGCCCGTAAACGCGGTGTCGGTCGTCACACTGCCTCCGATCACCGTCGCGCCGTAAGGCAGCGGGATGACATCGAACACGTGAGCGGCGGCGGTAGCGAAGGCATCTGCAGCCCCCGCCGTGTTGGTCATCGTGTCACCGATGGCAAAAGTGAACTCAGCGAATAACGGCCACTGAGCACTGCGAGACATTTTCTTAACAGCCATGATCTATTTCCTTTCGATAGTTGCATACGGCTTGTGGGCCATAGACTTTTTTAGCGACTTCGTCGTACGCTCGCGCCGCTGCTTCAGCGGTCGGGTAGCGTTTTTTCAGGTGTGTTACGCCCTTGCAGGAGAGCTGGGCTACCCACTGGTCCCGCCCCTTGTCGAATGTCACGCCCTTAAGACCATACGGGTTGTCCCGTTTGACCTGTCGGCGGATTGCATACACGCTCTCCTGGGGGGATGCTGGGAGGGTCAGGTCATTGAGATATGCGAACTCACCGAAGTGCTTCTGTGCGGACTCGTTGTATGCAATCGCTGCCTGTAGGTCGGTTTTATACGCCCCGAGGTACAGTGTCTTGCCATCGACCACAAGCTGTGCTTTCCACGTCCCTGTGCCATCCGGGCGGCGCTGCCAAGTTACGCCTTTGAAGGGCGAAACTCCGCAGATAGCTCTCCGGTTGGCTTGGTTCTGTGAGTTGTTGCACAGCCGCAGATTCGCCCTGCGGTTATCCAGCTTGTCCCCGTTGATGTGATCAACCATGGTCTTGTCGGAAGCCCCGAGCAAGAAGCGGTGCATGCGCCCGTGTACGCTGCTATAGGCATACCCGTCGTTCAAGCACCACCGCTTCCCAAGAACCTTCAACATTTCATAATCCTCGTCATCTACTAGGGACACTTTGCCCTGGGTGAGAAATATCTCTTTAGCCATATTCTAAGCTCCAATCTATGATAGAGCTTAGATTATACTTTACCCCAGAACTACTGAGCTACATAACAGCTAATGACCCCGAAATCTTCGGTAGAACCGCCTTCGTAGATGTTGCCGAATTTCGGTTTCAGGAAACCGAGAATCTTGCCCACCGCGATAGCCTGCTGGTTCTCGTAGTCGTCGCCTTCTTCCTGCCATTCAGGAGCACCGATGTCGGCCATGCCGAGCGCCTGAGCACCACAGAACAGAATCTGGCAGCCGTCCACGTCCGCACCAGCGCCCCACTTGGCAGAGCCAGAGACAGCAGCAGCAGTGTTGTACACGTGCCGGAACTCGTGCAGGTAGATGCCGTCGATCTTCACGGTGCTGCCAGTGAACAGCGCGTCGTTCTTGGTAGTAGACGCGGTGTAGCGCAGGTTGGCCATGTAGTCAGCGTCAGCTTTCAGCTTGGCCATGGCTTGCGGGGTCAGGAAGGCATGGAAGGTTTCCTCGCCACCGTCACCGTTCACACCACGGATGTAGCGGTCCTTGGCATAAGCCTTGAGCTGCACAAACATGTTCCAGGTCGGTGTATCAGTAGCGACAACGTCCGAAGTGGCAGCACTGGCGATCAGCTTCTTGGTGGCCGAAGTGCCGTCCCAGCGCAGGCGCCGGTTAGCCGTCGGTGCGGTCACATCAGCAGCAAACTCCAGGTTGCCCAGGTCCGAACCGACACGGTTCGCGCCCTTGTTGGTCTTGGTGTAAGCCACGCCGGACATAGTCAGGAACGCCATCTGGTCGATACGGTCCGCCAGCCAGTACGACAGAGCGTCACGGGCATTGCCACGGAACTCCACTACGGACTTCTGGTCAGCCATGCGGCCTTCGTGCTTGGAAGCGTTGCGAAGCTGGTCGATGCGAATGACCTGGTCAAAGGTCTGCATGCTTTCTTCGTTACCCTTCAGCGTGCGGTCGCCTGCAATACCGTCGCCAGTGAGGTCAGCCAGCAACGTGATCACGGCGCGAGCGCCCTTCTCAGACTTCTTCAAGTCGGTGATGTGCTGAACGATGGAGTTCGGGCCTTTGCCCAGGAACTTGTTGATGAAGCTATGGTTGCGGGCGTTGCGCCACAGGTCCTTGCTCCACGCGGTTTTTTGCTCATTCGTGAGCAGTGAGAAGTTGGTTAAAGCCATGGTGGCTTCTCCTTTCGCTGGATGACAAAACAAAATCGGCTTTTCAGCCCCTTTGTCGTGTGTCGTACGACCAACGAAGGGTGCAGCGTGTCGTGCTGCTGGCGTTAGCGGTATTCTATTACAAAAAAGCCCCAATAGTCAAAAACTACTGAGGCTAAGACCTGGGCTCGCACCAGGCACAAGGAGACTCTGGCGGTCTCGGGGTGTTGGGTTATGTCAGAGCTCGTCGCCACGCATGCGGCTCAGTACGTCCTCGGGAATCTTCGCGAAGTCGTCCTGGCTCATCTTCATGATGTCCTTAGCCGTGAGGGTGCCCATCTTGTCGCTGTCCATGCCCACCTTACTGGTGCTCGGGGGTGTGCGCCGGGAAGCGTCCAGTGCCTTGCCGACCGCCTGCTTCTTGCGCTCAGCGGCCGGTCTCCCAGCACGAAGGCAACTGCGTCCTGCAGGCTGGCAGCCGGGGGCATGCCCGAGCGCTGGTTGGCGCTGTGCATCTTCACCACGCGGGCCATGATACGGTCGTCGTATTCATCACCGTCCGGGTCCAGCTCGGGGTACGCAGCTTCGATGCGCTCCAGCACGATGTCGTAGCGGGCGCGCTCGGTGGCCTGGGCCACGGCAGCAGCTACCTTCATGTCACCCTTGGCGTCACCGGCTCGGCGCTCCATGAGGCGCATCTTCGCCTGGACATCAGCGGCCTTGTCCAACTCACCGTCAGCGAGCAGGCGCAGGTACTCCTTGTCCAGCTTGGTGATCTCGGTCTCAAGCGCTGTGATGTCCTCGTTGAACACGGCCACCTGCTGGCCCTTCTCATACTGGGCGACCTTCGCTTCCAGCTCTGCACGCTGCGCGCGCTCCTTTTCGAGGATTTCCTTGTGCCGCGTCAGCGGGATGCGCTGATCCTTCTTGTGGTCATCCTCTTCGGTGACCTTCTCCGGCTCCTTCTTAGCCCCGGTGGGCTCAGGTGCCTCGGGCAGCTCCGCATCCGGGTTCTCCGGGTCTACGTCGTGCTCGTCGCCACGGTCCAATAGTTCGATTTCGTCTTCATCCATCTCATTCTCCTTGTGGTTTTGGATTCTGTGCAGCGGCTGCTGCCTGCTGGGCTGCCTGGACGCGCTGCTGCTCGCGCTTCTGGGCTAAGTCCTCCTGCTTGAGCTGCGCGTCGATGTTCTGGCCCTCGCGCTTCAGGCCAAACTCCATCATCTTCATCTGCATCTCGTTCTGGAGCTGACGCTCCTTGATAGTGGCCTCGTGCTGGGCCACAGCCTGTTTCGTCTGCGCCTCGTGCATCTTCGCCTGGGCACTGCCGTCGTCGGGCTCACCCTGTGCGATCTGCTGCGCGTTGACCGTCTTGAGCTGCGCAGACGCGTGCTTGTCAGCAGCCTCGCCTTCGAGCTTGGCCACGGTGGCCTCGTCGCCGCGCTGCTTGAGCTGCTGCTGGGCCTGGAACTCAGGGCTCTCCTGGTCACCCTGGATCAGCTTGAGAATCTCGCGCTTGTTCATCAACCGGCTGGAGTCGATCAGCACCGAGTCAGGTATGGCGATACCAAGCTGCTTGAGTGCTACGGCCTGGTCGAACTGGCTGTCTTCCATGGTCTCACGGCGCGGTATGCTGGAAACCACCACGTCGTACTCGCCCAGCGTGAGGTCGTTGAGCATCTCACCGGTGGGCGTGGACTGGTTCACCGTGAAATCCTCGCTCTCGCCCGTCATCTGGTCGTGCGTGATCGTCATGACCCGCTCTTCCGTGTAGAACTCCTGCACCAGATCAAGGACGTT